ACAATCATTGTGTTGCTGATCGGCATTTTAATGAAGATGAACGCATGAGCATCATACTAGGCCAACGCAGTTTGTCGCGGCTTGAGGGCGTCCACCCTGATCTGGTGCGCGTTGTCAAAAAGGCCGCAGCCGTATCCGACCTTGACTTCACAGTGCTAGAAGGCTTGCGTACCACTGATCGCCAAGTGCAGTTGGTCAGGCAGGGCGCATCAAGGACAATGAACTCGCGTCACCTCACCGGGCACGCCGTCGATCTGGCGCCGATGATTGACGGAAAAGTATCATGGGATTGGCCGCTGTATCATAGGCTGGCTAAAATCGTGAAAGCCGCCGCTGCGAACGAGAAAGTCCCGCTCGTATGGGGCGGCGATTGGCGCGCTTTCAAGGATGGCCCGCATTGGGAACTGCCTTGGAAGTTCTACCCTAAGGAGAAGTAATATGAACTTTGTATCTTGGTTACTAAACCGTTTGAAAGAGCCTAGCACATACGCAGGCTTTGCTGGTCTTGCGCTGGCATTTGGTTTGTCTGACGCTGAATGGACCGCCATCTCAGCAGCCGTCGCTGGTCTGGCCGGTGCAGCCGCCGTGTTCTTGGTAGAGAAGCCAGCCGCATAATGAAGTTTCTGACGCTCTTGCTGGGTGTTCTGGACAAGCTGTTGGGTGCTTGGGCAGAGCATCGTTGGAAGCAGCGAGGGCGTCAGGAAATCATTAAGGAAACAACCGATGCCATCAACGAGCAAATCGAACTTGGCGAAGCTGCCATTGCCATTCCTGATCCTGAGCGCACTGAGCGGCTGCGCGACCGTTTCGACCGTTCCCGTCAATAGCTATTGTGCTATTACGAAACCCATCAGTTACGATGCAACAAAAGATTCATCAGAAACTGTCACAGAAATAGAGGCGCATAACAGCGTCTTTGTTTGTCTGTGTGAGGATGATTGCCCGAAAGGCAAATAAATGCCATCGACTATATCAATAGACGAAAATCTGTACAGATATTGTACGCCTCGTCAGCGTGAAATCTTAGAAGCCATAGAACGTCTTGGTAGTGCTAGGGCCGCGTCCGTTGAACTAGGCATGAACGTCGGCGGCGCAAGCGAAACCTATCTGGCTGTAAAACGCAAGGCTGCAAAGTTCGGCTATGCGCCTGAACATGACTTCACTCGGCCAGTGCCAGAAGGCTTTGTCGCCAAGGGCGTCTCCACCTACTACAACTCCGAAGGCAAACCATCGGGTCAATGGGTAAAGGCGTCTCTTAGCCACGAGGCGCTCATGGACGCCATGCGCGAGACAATCAAAGGCTTCAAGGACGAGATACCGCCCGCGGTATCAACTGTTGCTCCAGTGGCTTCTGAAGAGCAGCTATGCAACCTGTACACATTTACCGACTACCACCTTGGTATGCTGGCATGGCATCAAGAGGGCGGCAGCGATTGGAACGTATCACTGGCAGAGAAAACCATCATCGCTGCGCTGGTACAGATGGTCAATCAAAGCCCAAATGCACACACAGGAGTGCTCAACATCCAAGGCGACTTCTTGCACACTGACGGCAAGACGCCAGTAACACCGACAGCTAAACATGTTCTGGACGCTGACAGCCGCTTCCCCAAGATACGCCGCGCAGCGATCCGCATCATCCGCTCATTGGTGGCAATCTGTCTGCAACGCCATCAAGAAGTCTATCTGATTATCGCCGAAGGCAATCACGATGAGGAAAGCGCCGGCTGGCTGGCCGACCTGTTCGCGGTGCATTACGAAGAAGAATCCCGCGTCACTGTCAACGACAGCATCCTGCCGTTCTACGTGTTCGAGTGGGGCAACACTATGCTGGGCGTCCACCACGGCCACAAAGTCAGGAACGAAAATCTACCGCTGCTGTTCGCCGCGCAGTTCCCGCAAGAGTGGGGCCGCACGACGCGCCGCGAGATACATTGCGGCCACCGCCATCACCGCGACGAGAAAGAATATAATGGTGTGACTATTGTGCAGCACCCGACGCTGGCAGCGCGTGATGCTTACGCTGCACGCGGCGGCTGGATCGCAGACCGGGCAGCTTGGGCTATCACGTACCATAAAAAGTACGGCGCCGTGGGCCGCGTGATGGTCACAACTGAGATGATGGAAGACGCGTAGCTACTTCGCGGTGCTGTCGTACCAACGCTCCAGATACCAGATAGCCTTGCGTATCTCCTGCCCGACGGCGTCCTTGCGTCCAGCGCGGCTGATGTATTTCAGCGCGTTTCCGCGACAATAACCGGCGAACTCTTCTGGCGATAGCTTCGCCTGAATGTAGTCGATGGCTTCTATGCCGCCAGCCTTGTAATGGTCAGGCTCGACAGCGGCTTTGAACCGCATAGCATCTGCCCATGATCCGGCGTCGCTCTTGTCGTCAATCATTTCTTCAACCCTTTCATAATCTCGACACGCTCCCGCGCCGTCCGCATCGCAGAGTAACGCTGATGCAACCGCCGAGCGATGGCTGGGCGCTTGTGCGTCTTCAATTCAACATCCAACGCCTGCTTTAGCTGGTCTTCTGTAAGGTCAGACAGCACGGCAATCATCGACCGCCAGTTCAGTTTACTCATTTGTCAAGCCCTACAATCTGCCTAGCTGTTGCGGGCTGTTCAAGATACGCGATAGAGATTGCATCGCCTTCTTTAATTCCGGCGCCTTTGATCATCATCGCTACAGGCCAATCAGCGCCGTCCTTGTCGTAATAAGCGGCCAGCCACGCGCCTTCGTTATTAACATAACGGCATACGTAGGGTAAAAACTTAGTTCGCATCTTTCAATTCCTCTAATGCTATGTCGGACACCGCACGCTTGTCATGCAGCGCCGCCCATATACGTTCATCAATACTTTTCTCGGTCAACATCACATAGACCCACACGTCCTTGGTCTGGCCGCTGCGGTGCAGGCGTCCGACCGTCTGTTCGTACAACTCCAGCGACCACGGCAGCGACAGAAACACCATGTGGCATCCGCCATGCTGTAGGTTCAGGCCGTGGCCTGCCGACTTAGGGTGGACCAACAGCAACTCGACTTGCCCTGCGTTCCAGTGTTCGATGACGTTAGCGTCGTCCATCGTCTTTGCGTGCGGGAAGCGGCGCTTCAGTTCCGCCAACTCTTCCTGATAGGTGTAAGCGACGATGGTGTTGGCCCGCTGGTTTTCTGCCAGCAGTTCTTCCAACCGGTCGAACTTGTGGCTGCTGAACCATATCGAACCCGGTCCAGCGTCACGGTTGTAGACAAAGCCAGACGCCATCTGTTGCAGCTTGGTCGTCACCGACGCGGCGTTCTGCGCTACGATCTGGTCGTTGCCGAAGCGCACGACATAGTCACGCTTCATTCTTTCGTATGGCTTGCGGTCGTCCAGCGCGACGCGCAACTCTGTGACGTGACACGGCGGCAGCTTGTCCTTATACTCGCCCGGCTCCAGCACGAACGTCGCCGGTTTGATCCGCGCCATCACCTGTTCGAGCGCGCCGGCTGCGGGTATCCACTGGCCGAACTCTCGGTTGGTGCAGATAAAATACTGTTGCAGGAACGCACCCTTGGCGCGGCCCAACAACCCTTGGTCAATAATCTTGCACTGACCGAAAACATCCTCAAGGCCGTTCGATGTAAACGAACCTGTCAACCCCCAACGTATCCTCATCGTAGACATAATTTTCTCCAAAGCCTTAAAGCGTTTGCCGCTGGGGTTTTTCAACCGCGTCAGTTCGTCAAACACAACTCCATCAAAACTCGATAAATCCTCTAGCTTATCTAAATTATCATAGTTAATGACGACCACACTGGCGTCACTCCGTAACGCATCCACCCTTTGCGCTGGCGTGCCGACCGCCAACGCCGGAGTGATGCCAGACCATTTCGGCGCTTCCACCGGCCACACGTCAGTGCAGACGCGCTTCGGCGCCACCACCAGCCAGCGGTTGACGATGCCATCGCGCAGCATCTCATCCATCGCCGTCAAGGTAATGGCAGTCTTGCCCGCACCGACAGGCGCAAGGATCATGGCGCGGTCGTTCTCATACAGGAACGTCGCCGCCTGCTGCTGATACGGTCTTAACTGAAGCGTTTGAGCCATTCATCCACATCCTCTTTTGACCATAAGCAAGCGTAGTGCTGCTTGGTGTGCGTCATCTCATCGCAAAAGATACGCTGCAACGCAGACAGGCGTCCGTTAGGTTGCTTTAGTTCCACGAACCAAGCCTCGCCGTTGGGCATACAGGCGATGCGGTCGGCGACGCCGGCTTGCGTAACGCTGCGGAATTTGTAGGCGAAACCGCCAGTCGCCCGCACACGTTTACAGAAGTACCGCTCTATTTCTTTTTCAGTCATGCCGAAGGGCTACTACAAAATTTTTTGCATTTCAAGCCTTGCATCAAATTTTGTTGTCTGTATGATGGCGGTTCAAACAATAGAGTGAGGTATGATATGCAACATAGTAAAATAGTCGGCGGTTCAACCGCCAAACGCGTCATCGCCTGCCCCGGCAGCGTGGCGCTGGTGGACACCGTACCGCCGAAGCCCAGCAGCAGCTACGCCGACGAAGGCACGCTCCTGCATGACACTATAGCCACCATATTAGAGCGTGACATTGACCCGTATAGCATGGTCGGCACCACCTATGAGAAGACCGTGCTGACTGAAGCGTTGGTCGATGACAAGCTGATACCGGCGCTGCGTGCGCTGGACGAGATAGACCCTAAGGGGGAGATGGAATATGCTGTTGAGAGCCGGGTTGGTTTTGGTGATTTTCTGCCTGACGTTTTTGGTTCTACCGATCTTCTTGGTCGCATGGGTGATCGAGCGATTGTTCTGGATTGGAAGTTTGGCGATGGCGTGGCTGTCGAAGTCGAAGAGAACAGCCAGCTACTCTTCTACGCTGCGGCAGCTAAACGCATTCC